CTTCTCACCGGAAACCAATGTCTCTGGAGAAATGTTATATTGCATAATCAAATGTGGATACAGGGAATTCAAGTCAAACGACATTACCCATTTGTGCATACCAACCTGTGGTTCTTTAACATAAGCGCCCTCATATTGCTCAACCTTTTTTTGTTGTTTCTTCTGTGGAATAACAATATTCTTATCTCGTAGGTGGTTGTATATCAAAACATCCCAATAACGAACAGAACCAAGAACATCCATATAGTTCACCTTAGCTTCATAAGCCATAGTCAAACACAACTCAATCAGTTTCATCTTGTCTTCTAAACGATCAACAAGTTCAACATCATTGATGTTATATTCAATAAACGACTGAAAATCTTTTGTATACCAATCACGAAAAGTTTCAAAGGGATTTTCAACTTTCCGTTCACCCAACTCCACAAATGCAATATGATCCAACCGATAGGATTCCTGAGCAGAGTATGTGAACTTCCGATACAAGTCAAAATAATCTAAAGCAGCAATACCCTGTATATTATATACCTGATGTCTCCTGCCCATTGCATATACTTCTCTATCATATACAAGCCCCCAAGGAGACAGACGCTTCAACTCATCTTCACCAAACAATTTCTTGATACGATTACAGAGATATGGTATATCAAAAAACTCTGAACTCCATCCAGTAACAACATCAGGCCAATGCTTTTCCCAAAATACAAGAAGCTCATTCAATAATTGCTTTTCGTTTTTACATTCAATATAAGTTACATCATCACGATCTGTTTTAAATTCTCCAATCCCCCACACAACTATTTTTTTGTTCTGATGATTCTTGATGGTAACTGACAAAAGTTCTTCTTCAGCAAAAAATGGTGAAGGAAATCCGTTCTCACACTGAACCTCAATATCAATGGTGACAACTAAAATCTGTTTTAAATTCCAATCAACTCTTCCTTTATATATGTCGGCAAGATAGTTATAAGCAAATTGTGTGTTGCCATATACAAGATGAGGCTGATTCTTTCGATCCTCAACCCATTTCTTTGCCTCTTTCATTGTGTTGAAATTTTGCGGCAAAACATCCTTACCCTCTAATGTCTTGTATCCAGTTTTTTGTTTAGCTGGAGAATAGAGGGTAGGAGAATATTTTATTCTTGAGTTTTGTCGTTGATTGTTTTTGATTTCACGAACAAGGAGGTAGTTTCCCCATTGAAGAACATTGGTGTAAAAATTCATAATATAATTATATCACCTTTGAAGGTTAAATGTCAAGTCCAATTATCACGATTTAGGAAAGAAGTTAATATTTTTTCAGTTGGACTATCTTTCAATGCTTTTTCAATTCCACCAAATCCTAAATTTGCATTTGCCTCAATACAATAGGGTTTTTCTTTTTCTCTATTTTTTGCTGGAATTAAATCTACACCAATAAGTTTTCCTTTTACCGTTTCAGCAATTCTTATAGATTCTGAAGCTTCAAGTTCTGTTAATTCAAACTGCTCTGCATCAGCGCCTAATGAAATATTACTTCTTACATCACCAACAATAACCTTACGCTTCATAGCTCCAATAATTTCTCCATTACATACAACAACTCTAATATCATAATCAGTCTTAATATATTCTTGAATTATAATAGGCAAATATTTATTATAGAGGAGTATCATTTGTATCATAGAATTTAATGACCGCATACTTTCTATTACAACAACACCAACTCCTGTTTGTGTACCAGTAGAAGATTTTAATATAATTGGAAAATTGGTTTTAAGTTCTTTAAATGCTCGATCAGCATCTTCTGAATGAGCTATACGAACTGTTTTGGGTGTATTGATAGAGTTGTTTGTAAAAACAATATAACTTAAATATTTACTAGTACATATATCATAACTTTCTAATGTGTTTATAATAGTAAAACCATCGTACTCAAATTGTTTCATCATGTCATACCAAGCACGACTACTAGTAAATCCCAAAGTTCCTAAACCCCTTGGCATAATAATAGTATCTTCAGAATTACATTCAAAGGGTTTTTGATATTCAATTTTATTTTCTTTTGGGTCTGGTCGTTTTACTTTACCTTCATCATCAAAAGGAAAAGAATATAAAAGTCGTTTACCTCCAAGCTTTTTAGTATATGCACCAACAAAATCTGCTTGAAAAATTGTAAGTTTTAATTTTTTAGCAGATTTCAAAAGCAAAGCAGTATCACTAGTATCTGGATCATCTTTGGTATCTCTTACTCCAGCCAATTGATGACCAAGTATAACAAACTTATATGGCTCTTCTTTTGCCTCTGTGATAAATTCTGAGAACTTTTCCATTAGGCCTCTTTCTTTTTACCAATATTATATTTAGTTTCCAACGTCCATTCTTCTTTTTCACGATAAGATAACACCTTGATTTGACTCAACGGTGCCACAGGTTCCGCAGTACCAAGAAGCTTAACTAAATCCCAATCATCCAAAAGCTTTGCAATCGTGTTTCTACGAGCAATGTCGTTTTCTGACAGGTTAGTTTCCTTCCCATCCAGTGCAAACAATTCCTTGAAATGCACAATATAATATCGCCCCTGTTTATGAAGTATATGACAGGATTGATATAGTTTTCTTTCTTTTCTGGAAGCAACGCCTATACGGGATAGAGTTTCCCGTACTTTCAAAAAATCATCAGGTTCTTTCAAACTGATTTCAAGCATCTGCTCCTGTGACCACTTAACTTCTTCCATCTCTTCCACCTTTGTTTAATTTTGTTTTTATGGCAGAAATCTGTTCATCATTCAATATATCAAGAGCATACCTAGCTTTTTCATTATTATATCCATAATACTCTTTAACATACTCAAGATTCTTCAATTTCTTCGCCTTCATCCAAGGGGTAAATCTTTTCCTTGGCCTCAGACTATTTATTAAAAAATCAAACTGGAGTTTCTTGTCAAGATAATGTAATTGATTAATTTCATTAACCAAAAGAACAGTGTCAGGAAATGGTGCTAAACATTTGTTGATGATAAATGAAGGATATTTCTTTTCCCACTGCTCATCTTCTGTATCCATTAAAGGTTCTTTGGTATAATTTATTGCATTAAGATAGTCTTTTAGTTCATACATTATCCGACAATACACTTAAAAACAACAATGATTCGTAATTCATAGCAGTGTCGAGAAGTGGGTGCTGCACCATGTGGATGGCGACTACCATGAAAAGCAACCATTCGGTTTCCCTTGTATTTGGTTTGTCCCTCTATCTCCATAGTATCATTATTGTAAATAATTGTTCCACCACCCCACTCTGCTTTCCAATCGAGTCTTGGATAATAAACAAAAGTATATTGTTTTTCTAGTTCAAGAGGCGAATCTGTATCATCATAATGAAGATGAGTTTCTAGGCCAAAAGTTTGACCATTACAATAAATCCTCTCATATTCAGTGATGCCATATTTGGATTTGAACTCCAATTTGTTCATTGCATGTTCAAAAATATTATCAGCCCATTCATATCCCCCAGCAATACACTCTTCTTTATTATGTCCCAAAAGTACATGCCAATGTAAATTTGGTTTGCCTGATGCAGAGCGATAATCATACTCCCATTTAAGTTTTCTAACCGCATCATTAACTAAAATTGCATTATGCTCTTCTAATACATTATCATAAATATCTATTTTCATTTGAATTTTGTCCTTCCATTCTCATTTGAATTTTGCTCTCGCCATAACTTCTGTGAGACAGGCTAACATGTTTATTTCTTGATCAGCAACAAACGCTGATTTATATTGGTATTCGCCCAAAACAACGACAACATGAGGAATACTGGGGCCATCCACATATTCATATATATTGTCGTAAATATTTTTAAGAAGACGTACTGGATCATTATCAAGATTGTCCACAACCCACTTTCTAACATTGGTAAACTCTTTATTTTTCATAGAAAGCATAAGTTCTTTGATGTTAACCTCTGATATATTTATAAGTATCCCAGCATCAATTGTGCCAGAAACAGAGTATCTTTGAAGTTCGTTTAATATACGCCTCCAATCGGGAAAGTGTTTGTTTATAACTTCAGCAACCACCCTCTTATCATATTTAACATTCTTCTCTTGCAAAATACTCTCAACCCTTTCAAAAAATTGAGATGCAAGTTTGGGTTTTTCTGAATTTGGAATAGTGAATTCCACCACACCACAACGAGAGTGTAGAGCAGGGATTAATCTGTTTTTGTAGTTACATGTAAGAATGAATCCACAATTATTATGAAACTCTTCCATAAACCCTCGTAGGGCTGGTTGAGTTGATTGTGGGTTTAGGTAGTCTGCTTCATCAAGAATAATGTATTTACGTCCACCATGTAGAGACACGGTAGATGCAAAATTTTTAATCTTTGTTCGTAGAATATCAATGCCAGATTCCTCTGAACCATTGATCATCATGTTGGTGCGGTTTAATTCATCAAGAACAGCTTTAGCAATTGTTGTTTTACCAACACCGGGGCCGCCTGATAAAATAAGATTAGGTACATCACCCTTTTTAATAAATTCTAAAAAGGTATCCTTTAAGTTTTTAGGAAGTATGCATGACTTTACATCTTTGGGCCGATATTCCTCTACCCATAAAAAAGTTTCCATAATATAATTTCCTCAAATTAAGCATCATATTTCGACTCTGGTTCCAGAGCAATAAAATATTCAACATCAACACTTGTGTTTTTAAAATAACTGATTCGTTTGGAAGAAACATTTACATCATAAGAGCCGGGAAGAAGTCTTAAATTCTCAACCTTAAACCAGAATTTATATGGAACATCCTTACCGTCTGAATTAGTAACATCAACTCCAACTGCATAATCGTTTGCAGTATCGTTCTTTTTGTCAGTCACCTTCAAGACTGCTTTATCTAACGACATTGCTTCTAGACACATATCAGGCGCACCGATAACTGCTGCAGCTTTTGTTACATCGGAAAGAAGATTATTGGAAAAAGTAAAACTCACCTCACTGGAGGGCATGGTAATTTCTTTGTCTGGAAGGGTAGTAACTACAGATGGATCAGAATACCAATACTTGAGAGATTTTCCTTTTGATCCCGTTTCTGTCATTACAACAAAATCATCTTTAAAATTCAAATCAGGATTCTCAAATAGAGACAAAGCTGACAAAAATTCATTCAAATCATAAATTGCAAATGTTTGTGGAAACTCCTCTGTTACTGTTGCTTTTGCAACTATATTTTTCATCGCCGACATTGTGGAAATTTTATTGCCGGGGTTTATCACAAGGTTCTGGTTGATTGTTGAGAAGTTCTTCAACACCGTCACCGTTTCATTACTTAATTTCATTCACTGTTCTCCATTTCATTAATGTGTAATGCTATAATACCGTAGTGAATCAACTTTAGCAAATCACTTCGGTTCTTATCTTTCTTGCTTCCATATCGTTGAGCATACTTGAGTATATTTCCGACACAGAAACCTTCGCCATGACCACCATCTATGATAAACTCTGTAGCTTGATATTTGTTCTTGCTATAGTGCTCATCATATGTGGAGTCAATATAATCCTTTAACTCGGCAAGAGCCGTGTCTTCAGAATATTTGTATTCAATCTTCATATTCTATATAATAAAGGAAAAAGGAGTAAAAGTCAATACTCCTTTCTCCAATTATTTTTGAGAAATTACTTGACTGTAATTAGTCGAGGCTTTTTCTCTTCTGGAATAACACGTTCAAGATTAAGCTTGAGCATTCCATTTTCCAGTGATGCACTATTGACAACAACATCATCAGCAAGCGTAAACTTACGATTAAATTTACGATATGCAATGCCCCGATAAAGATCGGAATCATCATCAATGTTTTCTTTTACGGAACGAACCGAAAGAGTGCCATCAGCAACTTCCACTTCAATGTCCTTTTTGCTGAAACCAGCAAGGGCCATTTCAATTACGTAACCGTAATCGCCTTCCTTACGAATATTGTAAGGTGGAAACCCTGTAGATGATACAGTGTTATCCATATACCTTGAAAGATTATCGAATACACGATCAAATCCTACGGCA